CTTCTTCTGATTCAAACATAGGGACAACGTTGCCGTCGGGACCTATTTCAAAAGCTGAAGTCATATCGCCTTGTATATTCATTTCTTCAGGAAGCTGTACTTCCATCGCCATGGGCTCTTGGGGTGCTTGACCTTGTAGCATGTCCATAATTTCTATGTCTATTGTGCCGTCTTGGTCAATGTTAGGTTGGTCTTTTTCTATTGCCATGGTTAATAATAACTTACTTTACGTTTGTAGTATAGTTCTTCTTCCTCCCAGTCGCTAGGTAACCTAACGAATCCACCTTGTCTAAACCTAAGCATAGCCTGAGTAGTTGAATCTACTAAGTCGTCGTGATCCCCAGCGGGGAAAACAGCACACTCTTCAATAACCTCGTTAGCCCATTTAGTGTCTGGTGCCCATACCATACCCGACTCAAAAAGTGGGGTACTGGCGTTTACTCTAGCAATCTTATCATTTCCTTTGCTGGGTGTAAAGTTCTGTACGGGTATACCTATGTTCCTAAGATCTTGAGTGAGCGGTATGCCACTAGCTTTATTCTCTATAATTACTACGTCGGGTGACCAATCGTGATACTGTTCTAGGGCTACGCCTTTTAGTTCAGGGAATGAGTATTTACCTTTTATACAATCTAGTAAAATAATATGGGCTACTGTGCCGTCGTATAGTTCATCGCCTATGGTGCCTTCTGGGTAGAATACTCCCCATGTAGTAATAGCTGAATAGTCCGCTGAAGAACTTTTTAAAAAAGCGGTATCGTAACTTTGAATAAGGTAATCACATACGGGTGGTTTTTCTTTATCCCACTCCATCCACCATTCCCGCCTAATTAGTGCACCTTCTTCACTGGTTGGATTCTGCATGTATTGGGCGTGCCATTTAGGACCACCACGTAAACTAGCTTTTACGCCTTCTAGTTCTTCTATTTTCCAGTACTCTGGCCATAAAGGTTTACCGCTAGGTAATATGGCTGGTAGTTCTATAACTTCCCACTGATCGGCTTTAGGGTCACGGGCAGCATCTTTTAATAACTTACCCGTAAGGTCGTTGATATTCCAACGGGTCATGACTATAACTATGGCTCCTCCTGGCTGTAACCTTTGACGCGGACCACTAGTATACCAATCATAAGTATCTTCCATGGACTTTGGGTTCATGGCGTCTTGTTCTGAGTGAGGGTCGTCAATGATAAACAAGTCCGCACCCCTACCCGCTAATGCACCACCAACACCCGCAGCATAATATTCGCCTTTTAGCTTGGGGTCAGTTTTATCTTGGGTTTCCCATTTACCTGCTGCTTTTGAGTCTGGGTTTATTAGTACGTCAGGGAATACTTTTTGATAATCGTCCGTTAACATTAAGTCCCTAATCTTACGCCCGAACTTTACGGCTAGGTCTGCGGTGTGGGTCGCCTGAAGTATTTTCAGAGAGGGGTTGCGACCCACAAGATACGCAGGAAAGTAATGACTAGCGAACTCACTTTTAGTGTGACGCGGAGGCATATTGATAATGAGCCGTTTTATTTTACCTGTGGCTATACGGTCAAAAGCTTCAGCCATCTTTTTATGGTGAGCTCCGCCGATAAACGATGGCCATTGGTTTTTAACAAAGTTCATAAAGCCCGTTTGACAACGTTCAACTTCTTCTATTTGTTCTAACCTTTCGGCTAGTTCTAGATGTTCTTTGAGGATATCCTCAGGTAATTGTTCTAATATTTCTTTTTTCAATTTTTTATAAACCTGCCGTCACCGTATGGAGAAACAGAGTGGTAATAATATTCTGAAGAGTCTTCTATGTACTTCTCAAGTTTTTTATTAGCTTTTAAATACTGTTCATAAGTGGGGGTGCCCTCTACGTTACCGCTAAACCCTCCTGGTAAATTTTCTACTGCTTTTTCAGCATCTCCAGCTTCTTGTATTAACTTCAATAATTTAGGATCTTTTCTTGCTATGTTTTTGGCTTGTTCTAACGTGTTTACAGTGTTTTTTATAAAAGAATCGCTAGTAAGAACTTCATACATTTGCTTAGCAACTTCAGGGTCGACATAATCAGACGTATTCATTTTAGCCTCAGAAACAAACAGTTTTTTTATTTCAGGGAAAGAAAGTTTAGAGGTGTCTGTTTTTGACAATTTGAACATAAGGTCTTCTATGTTGTACTCCATTGATGCATCTGCTAAATCATTTATTTTTAAATCTTTAGCAACATTACTGACTATATCCTCCATAAATCTTGAATTTATGTCCAATAATTGACTACCAACTAAATTAGGAACAGGAGGAGTAAGTTTAGCCAACCCTTTAAGAGGAGCTTTAGTGAGTAGTTTTTTCCCAGCCATTAATAAAGGGTCACTAAACGGTGCTATTGCTGCTAGAGCACCTATACCCTGAACTACTTTACGTCTAGTTGGGTCTACTTCATCAGCAACTTCTTCACTAGAAGTTTTAGTTACGGATTTATTAACTGGGTTGGCGTATCTCAGTAGAGGCGGTACTCCCGCTAACGTACCCATTATAGCAGCAGTGCCTGTGTTACCTTTTTTATATTCGCCTACAGCGTCTGCACCTAAAACCCCTGATTCAGTTAAAGCAGCACTTGTACTAACGGTGGGTATTTTCATACCGCTTAGTCCCATTAAACTAAAGTCCATTATTCCTATATCTGAAACACCATGTTTCATATCACGGAAAGGTCTAGAACCTGTTTTATATTCACCTTCGGGTTTAGGTAGTAACCCAGCTTCTACTTTTTCTAAATACTTCATGTATTTATCTTCTTCACTTTCACCTAGTAAACCTTCTATAAGGTTTTCACCAACCTTACCATATTTAAGGGCTATTAGTTCACGTGTCTTGTCTCTCCAAGATTTAGTAGAAGGGTCGCTAGGATATAGTTTTTGTTCAGAGTCCATGTTTTAACGGCATTAAACTGGCTACCCCACCGCCTTTTAGCGGAACATAATCGCCAGATATGACGTCTTCCATCTTATTGCCTAAAGCATTATAAGACCTTTGATTATTTTGTAGGTAGGTAGCTATTTTACCTGAAGCGTTGGGATTATTGAGCACGTCACTACGTAATGTGCTTTCTGCTAAGTTGCTGCCGTCTCTTAATCTTGGTAAAGCAAGTTTAGCAACTTCTACTTGTTCTTTTACAGGTAGTTTCATAAACTCTTTGTTAAATTTAACAAGGTCTGCATAATTGTCCGCCTTGTCAACTTTAGAGGGAATAAGTTTTAATAATCCTTTAAATTTTGTAGGTCCTGCTACCATCATTGCAGCTTCAGCTATTGGTCCACGGTCGAATCTTGAAAGTATGTCGTCCCTGGCTAATGACTTATTTAACCTAGCCATGGCGTCTTCGTCTTTAAGTCGTTGTAGTTTTTCTTTGAATCCTTCAGCCATGGTCCATCTCCTGTAGTTTCATTTTATACTCTTTACGTGCCTTTTGTAAAGTCTCTTTATTCTGCATAATAATTGACGGCATAGGGGTTGAGTAATGACGGTCGTCGGGGTGGCTCCAAAACCACATGGCACATGGTCGTTCGTCGTTTAGATCTTGGACTATGGAGATAAGGTCATCGCGAGACGTCGAGGGGTGACACTTAAACAGAACTGCGTCGTAACGGTCTAGAGTCTGATATTGATTTTCTATGGACTGTGGATCAAAGTCCGTGATTAGTAGTCTATCTTGGTCGTACGATTCTAGTGAGTGAGGACAGACAGGTTTTATGTGTTCAAAATATTCTCTCATAGCCTTGCAAATTTTGCAAAAAATTTTTAGTAGGAGTCCCTAATTCTAGCCTACTGAGTGTCAAAAAGTAAAGTCTTGTTGTTATGAGCGTCTAAATGCGAGCTAGGCGTAAACTCACAGCGTAACTGTAATAAGGGGGGTGGGGGGTGGTTTGTGTCCCAGCTCTGCTGGGTCTGTGTGTCCCCGAAGGGGAGCCCCAAACCCTAGCAGTTGGTCCTTCTCGGCGATAGTATGTACTTACTTACCTGTGTCGCCCGTTAGGGCGTGTGTAGTGGGCGGTAGCCCACAATTTATGTATAGTTTTTATATATAAATTTAATATACTAAATACTTTACTTTACTTATAAATAGTAGTATCATTAGTGTATATTAAGTTAAAAGGGTACTTAATATTAACTAACTAACTTAACCCTTATAGGTAAAAATATTATGTCTAAAACTAATATTAAAAAAGTAGCTACTACTAGCGTTACTACTAACGTTAATACTAGCGTGTCTGTTAACGCTAAACTAACTTACGTTAGTAAAAATGGGGCTACTCATAATATCAACCGTGCTCAAGCGGTAGGCGGTTTTACTTACGCTAACGCTTTAGCTCATTATAAAACGTTAGGTTACGGTAAGGCTGACCTTAACTACGATATTAAAGGCGGTAGGCTAATACTAGGTTAATACCTAGTATTTAAACGGGGGGCGTAAGCCCCCTTTTTTATTACCCATTATAGAACTATAGAGACGATCATGATCAAGATGTATTAGGTGTTGTCTTTGTGTCTTTGTCTTTGTGTCTTTGTCTTTGTCGCCGATAGGCGACGATCTGTGTGTCCGCGATAGCGGACGATCCTCATCGGGGGGGGGTGGTGGCGTCGACGACTCCTAGTGGATTCATAGCTCGTGTGTCCGCGATAGCGGACGATCTGGTTCCCGCCAGGGAACACGAAGTAAGTACTTACTATCACTGGACACCTCGTTTTTGCTTGCTAAAATAAATTAAAAAAATACTTTACTTTACTTATAGATCAGGGTTATAATAGGTTATTGATTAGGTTATAGGGTGCTTGGTCAATGGTTTACTAACTAACCCTTTAAGGAAAAATGTATTATGAAAAATACTAAAACTAAAACTGCTACTTCTGTTACTACTAAAGTAGCTTCTCAAAAACTTACCTATGTTTCAGGTAAATCACGTGCTGAGCATAATATCAAACGTGCTAAAGCGGTCAATGGTATGTCTGTTGAAAAAGCGTTAGCTCATTATGCTACTATCTACCCTAAAGGTGCTCAAACTCACCTTAACTACGATCTAAAAATCGGTAGCTTAGTGCTCAAATAATTTGGGCTAGGGTCGGGGGGCTTCGGTCCCCCATTTTTTGTGCCTAAATAAGAGATCATGATCAAGATGCCATGCGATCACGATCATGATGCATGGTCCATGTGTCTTCAGATCAGGATCGTGATCCATGGTTCTTTGTCTTTGTGTCTTTGATGATCAAGATCATGATCTGTGGATATTGGATCGTATTGGCACTATTGCCTTTTTCGTTGAATTATTGTCTTTGGACCATGGTTGATGGTGAAAGGTGGGTGGTCAATATATTTTTGTTTGTGTGTCTTTGTCCGTGGTTTCTAAGTTGTTTACTATAAGGGAACAGTGGAGAGGTCTATGTCTTCGTTAAATACTGCTACATGCTTTATCTTAACTAGTACCATGAACCACCCATTTTAAACCCTATTGCCTCTAACATGCTAATAGCCCCGTAATAGCCCAGCCAATAACCCCAACAAAAGGACCAATGGAGAGAGTCCATCAAGCATGCCCTATTACCCTATTGGCTAAACACCTAGAAAATTTGTTTTTTATTTTTCTTTTTTCCACAGCAGTATATAAGTAACAGCTTTTACGCATTTAAAAATAGTTGCACATGGGCGTAGGTACATGTTCCACCAGGACATGGGTCTTCGTCGATGGACTCAAGAATAACTAACTTATATTCTTCAATAATATAAACATGTAACTGATGACTATAACTACCCTTACCAACATGACCTACATAATCATAAGCACCTAAGTCTTGTGACAAGGTAGGTTTACTAATATACGACTGAAGAGTATTAAGTATACAACCACCATCTTCACCACCGACTGATTGGTCTTTAGCGTTAAGTAATTGATCAATAGCTTCTTTGATTTCTGTATTCATAATTTATTCCTTGAATTCATGCAGTCTTGCATGTGTGTGATTAATAATTTCTTTGATATCATCCTCAATCCAGTTTTTAAGATGTAACCATTCTTCTTGGTTCTTAATACTAGTTCTTGGGTTTTTTAGTTTACTAAGATTCTCTTGTAAATCGCTAATTATTGTATTAGCTATTTTTTCTGAATACATTACTTACCCCCTAGCGATGCTTTAAGAACCTCGATCTTACCTTTAATAAGCATCCTTGAGCTTTTATTGATGTATTTTTCAGGGTAGCCATTGGCCACAGCCCTATCTTGTTCAGCTATTAAGCCTTCTAGATAAGTTATATATTGTTGTTTTTCTTCTATGTTCATAATTTATTCCTTTTATTTATTATTTACTATATAAATAGTAAGCGGGATCCTATAGATGGTAAAGCATAGTCAAAGGGTTATACCGTACAACTCTTCTATAGCGTAGCCTAAACTACCAGTATAATCAGGACCATCTCCCTCAAACCATTCTTCACTACCGTGATACTTTTTAAGAGGCATGCCATCCTCATCTAGCTTGACGTT